CAGCAGCTTGTTCATGTCGCGGGCGTTCATGCTGAACTTGGCGCCAAGCTCGGTCGGCGTGTAGTTCAACTCCTGCGCCTCGTTGGTCAGGCGCTGGATGCCGGCAAGCTCCAGAACATCGATACCAGTGGTCTTCTTCACCATCCGGCCAGCGCTCAGCAACGCCTGATTCCCTTCCAGGCCAAGCGTCCTGGCGATCCGGTGGGCGGCGTCCAGGCTGTCTGCTGCGACCTGCAGCTGTCGCTCGACGGGTAGCACCGGATCATTGGCAGCCGGACGGGTCGCGGCATCAAACGTGCGGATCACTTCCAGATGGAAGCGCGGCGACACCCACATGGCGTAGGCGTAAACCAGCTCTTTGCAGACGTAGGTGCCAGGGGCTCGCCCGCCCTTGACGATCCTCAAAGCAGGAATTCCTGCTTTGCCAATTTCGTCGATCAGGTCCTTCGCCTGCTGGTTCTCAGTCCAGAGGGACGGTTTGTGACGATTCTCCCCACCAGCAGCGCGGTGGAAATCGTTCAGGCTGAAGCGCCCATCCTGGTCCTGCTTGATCTCGGTTCCCGCAATCGTCAGCGCGCTCATGCCACCATCCTCCCCTCGCCCTTCACCTGCTGGCCCTTCACTTCCGGGTACACCTGCACCCGCCGGCGGTCGCCCTCGAAGTTGTCGAAGGCGCTCTTGATGCTCCCAGCCATCAGGCGGACGGTAATGTCCATCTGGCGCAGCAGGTTCTGGTAGCTGCGGAACTCGTAATAGGCACCGTCGACGCAGTGGCCATCGGCGGTCAGCTTGTCCAGCAGCTCAAGGCAGGGGGAATACTCGCTCAGCAGCAGGTCGCCATAGCCGACAACCAGGTCGGAGCTGTTCGGGTTGTCCTGGCGGAACTGGTGCGGGTTGCGCGCCTTCCATTCCTCAATGGGGAAGTGGATTTCCGGGCGGGCCGGCTCCTTGCCCAGCCACTCGCCTTCCAGGGCGTAGGCCGCGATGAAGTTGCGCGCCGCGTCGAGCTGGCTGGCCGGAATGTCGGCCGCCGAGCGCACGCCGAACGCCGCATGGGTCTGCGACCAGATCTTGGCCGTGGCCGAGCGCTGCATCGGCGCCGGCAGGCTGGCCACCTTGCCCTTGATCAGAGCGCCCAGCATGCTGAAACCGTTGGTGCCGATGGTTTCACCGATCAGCGTGCCCATGGTGCCGTTGGCGTCTTCGTAGCGGCCGTGCTTGCGGATGGTGGGAAGGACCTCGGCAGTGACCCACCGCTGGAAGCGCTTTGCTTCTTTCTTGCGGCTCTTGAAGATCAGCGCATAGAGACCCGACTCACTTACCACCAGCATCTGCTGCTCGCCGGACGGGGTGTTGACAGTGGCAATACCCCTCTCATCTTCTTCCAAGCCATCGCCATCACGATCAGCACGCCCATTGACCGCCAGGGAGGCGTTGCCAATTGCAAGGGCCGCGCAGACATCGGACGCAACAAACCACGGCTCGCCAGCGATCAGCAGCGTGCGGACCTCGCGCTTCTCAAAACGGAACGGGATGACATTGGATGCTGCTGTGGTATTCTTCGACATGACGTTTTCTTCCTGATCGTTGATTACGTTGCTTTCCAAAAGCCCTGAAGCCTGGCCGCTTCGGGGCTTTTTCATTTCAGCTCCCATTTTCTTCCTGCCTCATCAGCCCCCTCAGAAACTCGACCAGCTGACCGTTCTTCGAGCGGCTCTGTCTTTTCGCCACGGCCTTCAACCAACTGTCGACATCCTCCGGTAGCCGGTATTGAGATCGAACAAGCCTTTCCATTTGCTGACTCCTTTTTAGTGACACGTCGTCACTATACGAACCGCTTTCGGTAGTGTCAAGCTAGTGACATGGACGAAATCTACCGCTCTCAATTCCGCCTGCCATACGCCCTGTATGAGCAGCTCAAAGTATCGGCTGACGCCAATCGCCGCTCTGTCAATGCCGAGCTAGTTGCGCGGCTTGAGGCGACACTCTCTATTGATGAGATCCTCACGAAGCAACGAATGGGTAGCTACCAAGAGGCCGCCCAAGCGATCCAGGCGCTTATCCAAGAGAACCGGGATCTTTATGACGACAAGGCCCAGTTCAAGCGGCTTGTCACCGATCAGTTCTCAAAAATCATCGACGACCGCCTCGCCCTTTTAGAATCAAGGCTGCTCAGCCTTCCAGGGTCGGCATTTGGCAAATCCTTGAAGTAACCTTTTCCGGCCCCCAAGGCCCTGACGACTCTCACCTCAATCAGCAAGCCAAGCTCGGTATTCAAGCTGCGGCGGTTTTTCTGCGCCTCATCGCCAGCCTTCTGCTTGACCTCAGGGTCAAGGCGCAGGCCAAAGGGGTTAATTTTCCGTACCTTCATGATGCTCTCCTATGTGACTACACGGTGTAACGATAACACGGTGTGTCTATGTGTCAACGCCTTTTGTGATTACAGTGTGTAGCTATGAAGCCAGACGAACCCATGCGGAACATCAACCCCTTCGGCCTACGCCTTCAGCCAGAGCTGAAAGCCAGGCTTGAAGAGGCTGCCAAGCACAACAAGCGCTCTCTCA